GACCCGAAACGATATCCTTTATGAATCGGGAAGGTTTCGATGTGGTTGGTGCTAAGAAAGGGGCAGGGAGTATTGCGGAAGGCATTACATTCCTGCGTTCATTTAAGAATATTTTTATACATCCCAGATGTGTTGGGAGCGTAGATGACTTCAATAATTATCGGTGGAAACAGGACAGCCTGACCAGAGAGGTATTACCAATCCCTGTTGACAAAAGTAATCATGTTCCTGATGCAGTGAGGTATGCTCTTGAGCCACTGATATCTCGCAAGAAAAGTTGGGGGGCAGCATAAAACAATGTTTAAATTTCTAAAGAAGGTAGCCGAGAATCAGGCAGTCCATCCGTCTGCAAGTTGGTTGTCTTTGGATATACCAAGAACGGATTTCGATTACAGTAAAGAGGTGGGTACAGGACTGGGAAGTTCCGTTATCATGTCGCCAGTCCAGTGGATAATGCGGACATTCCCTGAGTCTCCAGTGAGGATGGAGAAGGTTGACGGTGATGATATTGAGAAGATAAGCGAGCATCCTTTTCTCAATATGATTAATAATCCCAATCCTTTTTATACTTACGAGACCATGATGATGGCGACACTCATGTCGTGGAATATCGCTGGCAACGCATACTGGATTAAGGTTCGGAGTAAGATGGGAGAGGTGCTGGAGTTGTGGTATGTACCACACTGGATGATGACTCCGAAGGGGTCGGATGCAGACCCATCCATCTTTATAGACCATTATATATATAATCCTAATGGTGTTCCGTACAGAATTGAGATAGAGGATGTAGTCCATTTCAGATTCGGGTTGAACCCAGAGAATATAAGGATGGGCATATCTCCTCTTGATTCAGTAATCAGGGAGGTCTTTACGGATGACGAGGCAGGTAATTACAGTGCCTCTATACTCAGGAACATGGGAGTGCCGTCTGTGATTATATCGCCATCGAGTAACGATGTGGATATTTCTCAAGAACAGGCTAAAGTCATAAAGGAGAAATTCACTCAGAGTTTTGCTGGTGATAATCGTGGTCAGGCACTCGTGATGACAGGGAGTACAAAGGTTGATACTTTCGGGTTTGACCCCAAGCAGTTAAGCCTCTCTGATATAAGGAATATATCTGAGGAGAGGGTGTGTGCGTGTCTTGGGATACCAGCAGCCGTTGTTGGCTTTGGCTCTGGGTTGGAGGCAACGAAGGTCGGGGCTACCATGACCGCCATGATTAAGCTGGCGTGGACAGGTAATATAATACCGTCTCAAAGAATAATTGCACAAGTTATTACCAAGCAGTTATTGATAGACTTTGACGATAACGATGACCTTGATGTAGTCTTTGACAACTCACGGATTGTTGCCTTACAGGAAGATAAGAGTGAGAAGATACGGAGATTGACAGACGGTGTCAAGAGCGGTTGGGTCAGGATATCGGAGGTCAGACAGGCAGAGGGTCTCCCCATTGACGAGTCTGATGAGATATATCTGAGACCTTTAAATTTGGTAGAGATAGAATAATAATAGCGGAGGATAGTATGTTAAGTGGTTACAAATCTTTTATAGGAGTGGGGCTTGGCGTTGTAGGTGCAGGTTTATATATATGCGGACTTACAGCCCATGCTGAAATATTGTGGATTGTATCAGGCGGTTTTGTATCAACAGGAATCGCACACAAACTTGATAAAATTAAACAGGCTTTGAGGGGATAGGGATGTGTCCATACTTGCTGACAGGGTTGCTCGTGAAGCCCCTAGAAAAAGACCGACAAGAAAACAGATACGACTGGCTCGTGAATTTGATATTGACATAGCAAAATATGAGCGTGGATTCCGTGTTGATATTTTCAAGGTCTTAAAGAAACTGGGAGATGATGTCAGTGATGTCGCACTGGAGGTTCTGAGTGACGAGAAGAATCTGAAGAAAGATGCTGGGCGTGATGCGATGCTCGCAGGTGAGATTGCCAAGCGTTTAAATGTCGCTGGTTTTGAGACCGACATGAGAGTGGTATACGAGAAAAACTATACTCGTATCATGAGGGCGACCCAGAAAAGAATCAATGCCACGATGGATTTGGGCATCAGCATACTTGATACTGCGGAGACTCGCATACTTGCGGAGGGTGGCAAGAGGGTCGGGATGCTTGACATGGGGGCATCGGCAAAGAAAAGGGTCTATGAGGAACTGGCAACAGGCAGGTCAAAAGGCGAGGCGGTTGCTCAACTGGCGAGGCGTTTAAGGGATAAGATACCTGCTGGCAGATTTAAGAAACCACAGACAAGAGCCACCTTGATAGCTCGAACAGAAACAACATACGCCCAGAAAATGGCTGCTGCTGAATCGTACCGTCAGGGTGGCGTTACAGAAGTGATGATAATGGACTCACGCAAGGGGTCATTTGATGACGATTGCGATGCTATGGATGGAAGGATTGTGAGCCTTCAGGAGGGCGAGGCTCTTATGTCAGAGGAGCATCCGAATGGCACTAGGCGTATGGTTGCACAGCCTCCAAAACTGGATGAGCCAAGTTTAACGCCTACGGCAGAGCCGACCAAAATACCAACTCCTCCAAGCAGTACGGTTGTACCGAGAGGAAACGCAACGGCAGCATTTGAACTTGAGGCAGGTGAGTCAATTCCTAAATGGAAAACCGTGACAGACCACAAGGGTTTTGAGAACCAGATGGCTGCACAGATGAACATAGGGAGAACCTTTTACGGCACAAACAATGTTGATAGGGGTTTTAGGGCTGTAAGTAAGAACGCCAATAATATTGCGAATGATTTAGTTGTTAATATAAAGGGGAAGTCTAGAAAACTTTATGATATAGTAAAAAATAACTCCCTAAACAGTCTTGGTGTAAACAATACTAAATATGTTGGCGGTACAGGATATCTTGGTGAGTTCACCCCAGATATCAAGGCAATAAGGGTTGCTGCTGGTAAAAACGCTGGTCAAGGGTTTAATACGGCATACGCTAATCCCAAAAGACCTACACTGAGTATCGGAAAAGATGCTTATGGTAAAACCAAACATAATACTTGTAGTGATTTATTCGGTACATCACGACATGAATACGGTCACTTTGTTCAGGATATTGCAAAGATGGGTGGAGACAAAACATTAAGGAGTGAGGTTCAGGGAGGACTCTTTGATGCTACAAGAAACAGGGAGTGGAAAAAATTATATGACAAGAAGGGTAGGAAGTGGTGGAGGGAGAATGTGTCTATTTATTCTGCCAAGAACATGGATGAAGGATTTGCAGAATGTTTTTCTGCGTGGACTTCACCTTTATATGGCAAGAGACAAGACCTGTTCGTTGGGTCAACGGTGCATAGGGAAGTGATAGCAGCCCAAACCCTTCCACATGAAATTGAAACCTTATTTAAGAAATGGTTTGAATAATGATACAAGAACCAAATTGTTATACGAGAGAATGTAAACATTATATAGGCGTAGGTGGGAAAGCGGAGATTGGTGAGTATGTATTCTGCAAGGCGTTTCCAGATGGAATACCAGACAAAATAGCATACGGTGACAACTTACATCTCAAGCCTTTAAGAAAACAAGATAACAATATAGTTTATACACGAGAATGATAATTAGGGAGGATTGCAATGGAACAGAAATTATTTAAGCTCAAGGAAATGGATGGCAGCAAGGGCGAGGGGTCTGCCATCATTGCCGAGCTTAATAAGGTAGACCATGACGGAGACATAACTATTGAGGGTGCTTTCGGAGAGCAGCAGGTAAATCTGCTGGGGTCTCACCAGCACCACACTCCACGACTGGGTAAGGCAACCTTGAAAGAGGATGGCGGTTTTGCGGTTGCCGATTTTAAGTTCAATCTTGACGATGATGCTCTCTGGGCAAAGGAGTGGTATTCGGCACTCAAGTTTGACATGGAGAACGGTGAACCCTTGCAGGAGTGGTCTTATGGTTTTGATATTATAGATTCTGAGGAGGGTATGGTTGACGGCAAGAAGGTCAGGTATCTAAAGAGCCTCAAGGTTCATGAAGTGTCGCCAGTTTTAAGAGGGGCAGGGATTGGTACAGGAACGATGTCAATCAAATCCAACAACATGACTTTCAAAGAAGAAATGGACAGGGCTTATATGTTGCTTACTGACATACATGGTTTTGTCAGCCGTGCTGGGTCGCTTGCAGAACTCAGGGCGAAGGAGGGCAGGAAACTTTCCGAAACCAATACAAAAGGACTTGAGTCTTTTAAGATTCTGCTTACAGAATTAGGTAAAGAGGTCAATACTCTTGTGGACAGTGAGGAAGGTATTAAGAGTGATGATGTGACCAGATTAAGGGTTGCGTATCAGCGTATTGTTTATGAAAATAAAAAACATTTTTTAGAATAGAGGAGGGTAGCAGTAATGGACAGGCTACAAGAATTAAGGGAAGAACTCAAGGTCAAGAACGCTAAATTGGCAAAGGTCTTTGAGGAGGCTGGTGCTGATAATGACATGAGTAAGGTTAATTCTCTTGGGGATGGAGTTACAACTTCAAGGGAAAAGACAAAGAAGATTGAGGAAATGAACCTTGAACTGAATGACTTGGGAATTGAAATAGACTCTCTTGTTAAAACAAAGAAGATAGAACAGGAAACGAAGAAAAGAGAGAATGACTTTGAGGCTAAAGAAAAAAGCATAGTTCTTCCGACAGGTGTCAAGGCGAGTGGTGAGCTTGCTTATGATAAGACTTTCGGTGAACTCTTTATAGAATCAAAGGCTTATAAGAACAGGTCACAGAGAGAGGTTGACACGATTGACATGGGTGTTAAGACTTTGTT